CTACAATTAACGCTTCTGAAGTACACGCCAGTCAAATAACAGCGCATGCTATTTCGGCAGGATATGTAAAGGCGGCTGATTTTAGATTGAACGACGGAACATCAATTTTGAATGGAGTGTTCCCAGTAGGTATGATAATGCTTTTTCAAGGTAAAATTCCACCAAGAGGTTGGTTAGAATGTAATGGGAAATGTGGGACTCCTACACTTTTAGCCCCAACGGATGGTGTTATTTACATAGTGCGAAGATAGACAAGTAATGTCGGCTGCAGAAAAAGTACAATACGGTCAACGGATGTTATTTGAAGTCGAGGCAGTTCTTTATGAACACAGAACCGATAAAGCACACATCAAATATGTAAAAACTACACACCATGGAAATGTATTATTCATGGATGATGAAGTTCAACTTTCAACACACGATGAACACAGATATCATGAAAAATTAGTCCATCCTGTTATGAAGTATATACTGACAAAGTCAAATATTCTTATTTTGGGGGGAGGAGATGGCTGTGCGGCTCGTGAAGTGTACAAGTGGGATAATGTTGAAAGTGTTACAGTAGTAGATTACGATGGAGAGTTTGTTAAAAAGTACGGACAAGGTATACTCGCAGATGTGAACCATTCTTCACTTCTTTCTTCTCGAACCAAATACGTTAATCAAGATGCGATCGAATTTTTGCAGGAGGCAAAAACAAAATATGATGTGGTGTTTATTGACTTTCCAGATCCAGATGGACCAGAGATGGTGAGTTTGTACGAGAGGGCAATCAGACTTCTACCGAACGTAATTCACCCATATAGCGCAGTATCTATGCATATAGGTCCCGCAATCATCGGTAAACGAGATGATACTTTTAAAAATATCCTTATAGATACTTTCAAAAATAGTAGTAGAATTGTAATCAATGAAGGAACGTGTTATGTGCCTTCATTTAGCAACGAGTGGGCGTTTTTGTATCTAGTTCAAACACAGTATATACGCTGTGCAAAGAAGGTAGAACTTGAATGCAAATATTGGAGGGATTCTAATGACGGAGGAACTGTCCCCGCAGATATTGCTTAGCGGCGGATGCGGCGAGTCCGGCGGCGGCGACCAGCTGTCATTGCAGCCGGATTCGCACCTTCCCACTGCATTGCGGGATACGCGGGGAGCCGTGCTGCACCATCGGCAAGCGGCGAGCCAGTATACGGACCGCCTGCAAAGGTGTAAAGCTGTCCACCCTTCTTCGTTTTGCGGCTGCTGCGGCTGCGGCTGCGTCTACCACCGGCGACGGTACCGCCAAGATTGCCGCCCATCTTCTTCTTCTTCATCTCTTCCCACGACGGTCCAGCTGCCTTCATCGCCTCACCGAGAGACATCTTTTTGGTCTTATGCTTCATAACGTGTTGAATCCATGCACTTCTCATTTGTAAATCACAGAGAGTTTTTACTGAACGCTACCCACAGTAAAGTCAAAGAGCGGTGACTTCATTCTCTTCGGCTGGAAGGACACATTCGGGTTCTGGGGTTCTGGGGCGGTGTATGTAACCGGTTTGTAACGCAGTGCATCGGGCTTGACAATAAACGACGCCTCTTGGAATTTACCAGTGTATATCTCCATCGCATCGTCAAGACTACCGTAATTCATCAGAACCCACTGACAACCGTACGAGAAGCATATTTCGGGATTCTGATTTTCCATAGAAGTAGTGCTCAAATCGGGGACAACCAATATTATATTCCGAGTTCCGAATGTTGTTAATTCGTCGTGGTCGTATGTTTGAGACGCCTGTGTGTACGTTAATCGTCTACACAAGCTGCTGGACCAAGATATATTAACCAACTCGTCCATTCCAGTACCCTTGTGGTGTTCTCCGCTGACTATAAGTAGCTTTCCTAGAAGGTTGCAAATCGGTTCTAATGCAAGATTTTTACGCTGGTAACTGTATGAAGAATCGAGCATAAACTTTCGTAATGTATTCTTCATAATATCAGCACACTTGTTGATGACCGGAGTGTCTGTCGTATGGAACACAATGCTCACTATAAACGGAGATGGGTCTTTGAATGCAGAGTTCCCAATCGCTAAACAGCAGTCCTCAAACTTTATGGTATTGTACGTGAACATTTTATTAGTCTTATCGTCTGCAATTCCTACGACGGGGTCTTTATCAACATTGTATACGTGCAGTTCAACGATTCGAGCACCACCGACAATCACCTTGGATATTGCATCCGCAGTGGTGTAGGAATATACAGTTTTACCAGCGAGTGTAGAATAACTGGATCCAGCTACATAATAATCGGTTAACAAATTGCTTGTAGGGCATGTTAGTGGCGCGGGTTTTACTATGCTAGAGTAAACAGACAAATCTTTTGTGAGTGTCGAATCTGGAGGTGCAGCTTGTCCGGTAGAACGCAGAAATAAGGTCAATGTCGTACCCACAACCAGACAGAATAACGCTGTAAAAAAAACCCATACTAATACTTGCATTGTCTTATGCAAGTTTGAAAAACATAGGACGCATCATCGCAACGACATCATCTGGTACAACTTTTTCCATTGGGATATCGAAAAGCGAACAGTGCAGAAAGTATAAACAATACATTCCACATTGCGCGTTTTTGTACTGGTGTCGAATTTTGTTGTATCGCAACTTCATACCCGGAATCTGTCCTGCCCAGCGGTTCATTAGTCGTTGAATCTCTTCTTCTGGCTCCTGGGCGTACGAGTCGAAATATGTCATTTGAGGGTATTCCAGCTCGTCTCTGAAATCACAGAATGCCGAAATCCAATGTTCACCCGGTCCAGACGAAACATCAGTGTTAAATATGATGCCTACACGTCTGTATTTTTTCTTGTATAAATCTGTAAGTTTTAAGCTGCACAGCGCTGACACCAAACACTTTCCAGTTTCAGAATGACATAATAGTAATCAGGTATGAGCTTCATATACGCTTTTTGAACGGTATCAACATCGTCAGATGACAGCCATTCATTATCGTTAACCTTCCACGACATTGGTGCAGCAGGTTTTGAAATTAGGTTTCTGACAATACATTCTGGCGTTGTAGTTTTGCATGCTTCTTTCAATCTATTACCAATCTCTTCCCATATGTTTGGTCCTTTTTTGATATGTTTTTCGTGAGGGTGTTCCTTATTATATGCGACGCGGAGTGCATCCAGCTCTCTGGCATTCATTATTCAAAACGGATGTCTTTTTATAGGAAGAGACTTTATATCAAAATGTCTAAAGATGCGAGTGCCGAACTTCTCGCATGTGTTCGTAAGTATCGTATCTTTGATGATAAGTTAAAGGTTCTAAATAAAGCAACGCATGCACTTCGAGAGGACAGGAAGGTAGTAGAGTTAGAAATGTCAGATATACTAAAGATCCCAGCATACGCCACTATTAGCAAGCTTGAAATTAGCGACAGTACAGTTATTAAAATCCAGCGCCCAGATTTGTGGTCGAAGCCGTGGTCTCTTTCTGCAAAGGATATGAAAGGTTATCTCGAAGATTACTTTAAAAGACCAGGAGTCCACACCGCAGAGGATTGCCATGCGTTTATTGTAGACAGGCGAAAGGGAAGCCTCATTTCTACAGAGTTTTCGTTTAGTCGAATGTCCCAGAATGAGAAGGAGTAGTTCTCATTAAAAAACATTTTTACATAACAATGAAAACTAAAACTAGAAAAGGAGGATGTGGTTGCGGTATGGGTGGTGGACGTAAACATAGTGCAAAAAAGCACGGTGGCACCATGGTAGGCGATGCTATTTTAGCTGGAACTGCGTTAGGTCTTTATTCGTACTTTACGAAGAAGTCAGGGGGTCGTAAGCATCGGGGATCTCGAACTCGAAAGCAAGTTGCTTCCGGCGGCGCGACAAAGCCTCCTCGCCGGCGTGGAGATCGTCGGCTTCATTAATATGTTCGGGCGCATTAGGAGACCGATTAGGTGCGTTCGGGCACTGAGTATTTGTAGTAATAGGTCGCTCGGGAGTGTACAGGGCGCACAAAGCAGGAAGATCTGAATCCGTGTCTGTATCAGATGACTCATTGTCTGCATCAGTTCCCTTCTCGTCATCCTCTGTCGTTGCTGTCTCCTCTGTCGTTGCCGTCTCCTCTGTCGTTGCCGTCTCCTCTGACTCTGACTCAGAATCACTATCTACTTCTACAATCTCCTCTACGTGTGTATCATCGTCGTCTAGAATGATTAACATACGAGGTACAGAAATAAAGAGTGCGAACACTGAAGACAGTGCCACAAACGGAATCGCAGAGATCAGAAGAACGACACTGGCAGAGTAACGAGCTACTTGAAGCGCAATATTGGAAAGAGTTGCAGTATTACTCATCTTATTTGTGGTTTTGAATTGCAAGACAAAATACGATAATCCGTTTTGGAAGCAAAATGAATAGACGGCGCTATCAAATAATATAGAAGACATAATGCAACAATCTACTATTTTCATCAACCGAGAGGATGTGATTAAAAATGCCGAAAATGTTCGGATAACACAGCCGTACTTTTACAAGTATGAGTATACCGCTCTTCTCGCTTGCAGAACACAACAGATCGCAGAAGGAGCACTTCCGATGGTTCCGATTTCGGAATTCAACACGAATGACCCGAAGTTTATATGGAAAATCGCAGAAAGGGAAATCCTCGAACGGAAACTGCCATATATTATCCGCCGCGTTCTACCAGACGGAAAAGAGGAAGACTGGTCTGTTTCCGAATTAGAACTTGCATGGTAATAATATGGATGACAAGCTGGAGAAACTAGAAGGGAACTCCGAAACATCGACAGAAATTGCATCGACGTGGACGTCGGGGCATGAACAGCTATTAGCGTCTATTGCAGACAGAGCGAATTGCTATCGGTGGCTCCACGAAAAATCGCAAATTGTTTTCGACAGGTATAATTTTTACTTGACAGTGCCTTCGATTGTTCTGTCGACATTAACTGGCTCAGCAACAATAGGGCTTACAAGTCTTTTTCCACCAAACGACCAAAAGATCGCAGGAGTTATAATTGGGATTCTGACACTTAGCTGTGGCGTTCTTACGAGTGTAAATCAATATATGAAAACATCTCAAACCTCAGAGTCTAATCGTGTTGCAGCGGTTGCGTATGGAAAACTACATCGCGTAATTTCTTGCGAATTAGCACTCAGGAGAGATCAGAGAGTGAATGCTGCCGATTTTTTGAAGGTGGTTCGATCAGAACAGGATAGGCTTCAAGAAACGAGTCCTAATATTTTGGAACCAATTATTAATCGTTTCAGAAAGGAGTTTAATGGCGAAAGTGATCTGGAAAGACCCGAAATTGTAGGTGACCTGGATCATGTTCGTGTGAATGTTTCACATAAAAATGAAGATCTCTCAGAAGCGTTTAAGATGCCGAACCGCCGATCATCTTTAATTGTTCCGGTGTTGGAGGGAAAAGGAGAAGAGGACCTCTCTGACGCCCACGATCAAGCCATCTAGCTGGGTCGCGAACTATTGTACCATTTGCAATTTGTAGATCAATTTCGGTACTTTTATTAAATCTAGGATCTCGGCGCTGTTCGGCAGCGTATTCCGCCAAGATGCTGTCGTGCGAGTAAGTTATCACCCCGAACCGAATAACGAGTCCAAGCGCAATCAAGATAATTGCAGTCAGAATGTACCCGTTGACTAGTAAAACCACTACCGCCCCGACCCACGCACCCCTAACAAAAACAGGATTCGCTTCTATCACGGCGGTCGGCATACCAGTTACAATAGGAATAATAGCCAGACCCAGCAGAATAACGGCGGCTGATATATCTTTCGGAGCAGCGATAATCATTCTCTTATTTCAGGTGTAGAAAATGGAACAGGATGTTTCTTGGAATAGGATATAGTATAAGTAATGCTCATTAACATTTGCTGTGTAACGTGCAACAATGTTCTGGCTGGGAAGTGGGACGAATATTTGGAGGCTGTCAAGCTAAACAAATCACGCGACGGACGCAAGGACGGAGATGAGATTCCGTACCTCACTAAAACAACTGCAAAGACTGCAGAGGGTCGGGCGATGGATACTATTGGTTTGACACGCGAATGCTGTCGTCGCCATATGCTAACTTGTGTAGAACTTATCTAATATATCAATAATATGCCCAACGATACAGTTACTGGGTTAGAGTACACCCTTTCTGGGGTTTTAGCGACAATTATTGGTATTGGTGGTCATTCTACAACTGATCCACTAAATATCCCTTCAACTGTTTCAGACGGTACCGATCAGTATAACGTTGTTGCGATTGCTGATTCTTCTTTCGACACAGATCTGTATCCATCTGCGTTTACAAGCTTAACGTTTGACCCAACTACTACTCTTACAACCATTGGTAATTCTGCATTTAATAATTGTATCGATTTTACGGGCAGTTTGGTTATCCCAGATAGTGTTATAACTATTGGTAATTATGCGTTTCAAGGTTGTAAATTTACAGGCACCTTAACGATCGGAAACCACGTTACAACTATTGGCACTCAAGCGTTCAATAATTGTTCCAATTTTACGGGCAGTTTGGTTATCCCAAATAGTGTTACAAGTATTGGTAATGGTGCGTTTAGTTCGTGTATTTCTTTTACAGGGACCTTAACGATCGGAAATAGTGTTACAAGTATTGGCGATAGTGCGTTTTTTAGTTGTAAATTTACAGGCAATTTGGTTATCCCAGATAGTGTTATAACTATTGTTAATGCTGCGTTTCAAAGTTGTAGTTTTTTTACAGGCACCTTAACGATCGGAAACAGCGTTGCAAGTATTGGCGGATTTGCGTTTCAAGGTTGTAATAAATTTACAGGCGCATTAACGATCGGAAATAGTGTTACAAGTATTGGCAATCAAGCGTTTCAAGGTTGTAATAAATTTACAGGCACCTTAACGATCGGAAGCGGTGTTACAAGTATTGGTGGTAGTGCGTTCAATAATTGTACCGGATTTACAAAAGCGATTATTAAACCAAATATTTCAGGTATCAATAATGCATTTGAAGTTTGTACAGGCGTTGTTGGTGCGTACTTCTGGGGTAACAAACCGACGCATTCTAGTACACCATTCAACGGCGCTTTAACAACCGTATATGTTACAAAAGTTGCAACTGGATGGGGAGGTACTGCATTTGCCAGTTCACCAGTAATACGCGTTGAAATAACATCTCCTCCGAGTAGTTCTATATTCGCAAATCAATTGCTTGTAACTTCTATACTGTTAGGTGGAACTGCTACAGTACCTGGTGTATTCGTCTGGGCATATCCGAATACTCTCATTATAGTACCCGCTGGTTCTCAAAGAGTTAATTATATACCTACTGACCCTATACTTGCACAATCACCGTATTCTGACTATTTATTTGATTATATATATCTAATTATAATGCCGTATACCACTGTGTTTCCTGCTAAACGAACATATACTTCTGGCGAATTGCTGGCTCTCCGCAGACAGCAGGTAGAGAGGTCTCAAACCAGACCTCCGTCGATTAATTTACAAGACTGTTCTGAATTAACTGCACGCAAACGCAAATTTTCAGCTGTACTGCCAGATTCTCTTCCGTCGCAGGGTAATTCTACAAATATGGTAAAGTGGAGAGATTCCTCTGTCGTTCAGGCTATGCGAGAGGGTCAGGTATATAGAACTGCTACCGTTAATCGTGAACCGCGTCTCGATCAGAATACGTGCTGCCAAGTCCCAATCCCATTTTTGAGACAAGGTTTTTTGGTTGCAACCACGCCCAAACCAATCGGTTGTGG